TCAAGTTCCTGGTAAAGGATATAAATTTGATGGTGGTAGTATAGTTACTTTCACAGAAGCACCGAAGAAAGATGATACTTCCAAGGTCATCTTCTATAAAGGAAGTGGTGCTGCTGATGTTATTGATAGAGAAATTATTGAAACAGTTAAGAAAGGTGATACCTTAAAGATTGGACGTTTACCAGATCAACAACAGCATTTAGTAGAAGCTCCACGAACTGTTATGCGTGTAGATTCTACTGATCTAGTTACTACCAATCCATATTATGGTCCTGGTAATAGCGCAGATGAATCACTTGAAAGACCTGTTGAATGGTGTAGACAAACTGAGGATAAAATTATTAACGAATTACCTATTGGTAAGGATAGAGAACATTATGAACCTCAAATTCATCCATTTGCATATATTACTAAGACAGTGGGTATCGGATCTACTACCGTTTATGTGGATTCTTTAAGACCATTATTTGATACTTATAATGAAAAAGAAGATAAAACTCAATTATCTTTCCAAGATAAAGTGAAATTTATTAAACAAGAAACTCTAACAGGAGCTGCTGCAACTGCTATTGTTTCTGCTGCTGGAACTATTTCTTCTATTGATATTACAGATGGTGGTGTTGGATATACTACTGCGGTTGTAAGTATTGCTTCTACCGTAGGTGTGGGTACAACTACCCAAGCAATGGGAACTGTAACCATAAGCGGTGTAGGAACTGTAACTGGGGTTGCTATTACTAATCCTGGTGTTGGATATACTTGGACTGATGTTCCTTCTGTGCTTATCAGTCATCCTGTATTAACTGATGAGGATAACCCCGTAGGCACATATGCCGGTGATCAGGGAAATATTGTTGGTTTCGGAACTACAACTATTGCTTCGGGAACTCAATTAATATTTGATCTCTTTATTCCATTCGATTCATTCATGAGGGATGGTAATCTGACAGGAACCGCAGTTACTGTAAGTGGAATAGGAACTGATGATTACTTTGTTGTAAGTAACTCCAATATGGGTACAGGATCTACTTCTATTACTTCACTGGATGTTGCAGGATCTACTGTCGGAATAGGAACATCATTTGTAGATAATGTGTATCAAGTAAATAGTACTGAGGAAATTGAAAAAGTAATTGGTGGTGGAACAACTACTATTCGACGAGTCTTTGTAAAAGTTGATGGTAATGGTCCGCACGGATTAAGTACTACATCTGGAATATCAACTTCTGATTATATGGGAACATATAGTTGGGGTAGAATTGACCTTACTTCCAGAGCAGGGTTAAATTCTTATACTGCATATACACAAAGTGGAATTACTGGTATTACTACATCTCTCATTGTAGAAAGGTTTAATCCTCTTAAATATAAGGGATATCAGGAACATTAGTATCTTTTTCTTAATAAATAACTAAAAAATAATGCTATCAAGATGGCTGCCATTATAACCGATCAGATTAGAATATTAAATGCGAAGAATTTTGTTGCTGGTGTAACAACTACTGATAATGCATATTATTCTTTCATCGGATTACCTAATCCAACTGATTATGAATCTGATTGGGATACTGATCCCCCTTCACCTAAGGATAATTTTGAACAGGAAGATTCTTATTGGGATAATATGATTGCTATGAAGAAGATTACTTCTTCTGACGTAAGGCAGGTTGTTCCTAGAAGGGTATGGACATCTGGTACTACTTACGATATGTATCGTAGTGATTATAGCAGAACAAATACGGCAAAAGTATCTGGTGCAACTAATTTATATTCGGCCAACTATTTTGTTATAAACAGTGATTATAGAATTTATGAATGTCTTAATAATGGAATAGACCCTGAAAATCCTAATGGTAGACCTTCATTGGATGAACCAACATTCACTGATTTAGAGCCTCGTAGTGCAGGTAGTAGTGGAGATGGGTATATATGGAAATATCTTTATACTATTAAACCTAGCGATATTGTAAAATTTGAATCTACTGATTATATTCCTGTTCCTGCTGATTGGGATACTAGCAGTGATAATGCTCCTGTAAGAGATAATGCAGTAGATGGATCTATTAAGATTATTACTGTAACTGATGCTGGTGTAGGTTTAGGGACAGCAAATGCTACTTATACAAAGGTTCCTATTAAAGGGAATGGTTCAGGTGCAGAATGTACTGTTGTTATGGATGCTGCATCACAAGTAAAGAATGTTACTGTTTCCAGTCAAGGATCGGGATATACTTTCGGTAGTTTAGATTTAATTGCTGGTGGGGTACCCACGGGAACTACACGCCCTGAATTTAATGTTATTATTTCACCACCTGGTGGACATGGAGCAAATATCTATCGGGAATTAGGTGCATATAATGTGCTTCTTTATTCCAGAATTGAGAATGATAATGAAAATCCTGATTTTATTACAGATAATCAAATTGCTAGGGTTGGTGTAGTATGCAATCCTCAATCATTTGATAGTACATCTTTACTAAGTTTAGATAAAGCTACAGCAACAGGAGCATTAAGATTAGCAGGTGCTGGTTATAGTAGTGCTACTTTTGTTGCTGATTCTTATTTTACACAAACTGTTGCCACTGGTAGTACCGCTGTTGCAAGAGTTGTCAATTATAATCAAACTACTGGTGTTCTTAAATACTGGCAAGATAGAGATCTTGCTGGATTTACAACCGCTGGAATTGGTGTTACTCAACCTCAGTATGGGTTTAAACTTAATGCCTTTACTGGGGATCCTGGGAGTGGAGGAAGTTTGACTATTACACCTTCAACTGGGTCTGATCTAGGTATTGATACTGCATTTAGTGGTGTATCTACCGTAATAAATAATAAAACATACTACTTGGGTCAAGAATTTACTGATGGTATTGGTAATCCTGAAGTTAAAAAATATTCAGGAAATATAATTTATGTTGATAATAGACCTTCTATTACTCGATCATCTACCCAAAAAGAAGATATCAAAGTTATCTTGCAATTCTAAAAAATTATGTCGCAGCTAACAAATTTAAACGTATCGCCATATTTTGACGACTTTGATGCGGATAACGATTACTATCGGGTATTATTTAAACCTGGATATCCAGTACAGGCAAGAGAATTAAGTGGTTTGCAGTCAATGCTGCAAAACCAGATTGAAAAGTTTGGACAGCATTTTTTTAAAGAAGGAACTAAGGTAATACCTGGAAATACATCATATAGTCAGGAATATAAGTGTATTCAATTAAATAATAATTTTCAAGGGGTTCCTGTATCTGCTTATGCTGATCAATTAATTGGTGCTACTATTACAGGACAAACATCCGGAGTTACAGCAACAGTTAATAAAATATTACTTCCTGAAGATTCTGAAAATGGAAATCTCACTCTTTATATTAATTACTTAGGATCAAGTACTACAAATAATACTACTGAAATTTTTGCTGATGCTGAATCTTTAACTTCTAGTGTTACTATTACATCTGGATTATTGGGTAATACCTCAATATCAATTGGTACTCCATTTGCTGCTACTTTATCTCAAAATGCTGCTGCCACAGGATCTGCGTTTCATGTAGAAAATGGTGTATATTTTGTAAGGGGAAATTTTTGTGCGGTGGAGTCCGAAACTCTTATATTAGATCAGTATAGTAATGAATCTTCTTATAGGGTTGGTTTTAATATTTTAGAAGAAATTATTACACCAGATTTAGATGAAACTCTAAATGATAATTCACAAGGATTTAATAATTACTCAGCACCCGGAGCGGATAGATTAAAGATTACTCTTTCATTATTTAAGAAAGAATTAGATGATTTTAATGATGAAAGTTTTGTTGAATTGGCCACGGTTAATACTGGTGAATTAAGAAGTAAAAATAATACAACTGAATATAATATAATTGCTGATGAATTAGCGCGTCGTACTTATGCAGAATCTGGTGATTATTATGTAAAACCTTTTGATGTAAGATATGTTAATTCTTTGAATAATAATGTTGGAAATCAAGGAATTTTCCAAGAAGGTCAATTTACATATGGAGGATCAACTCCATCTGAGGATTTAGGTCTTTATCTTGTTTCCCCAGGAAAGGCATTCGTTAAAGGATATGAGATTGAAACTATTGCTCCTGAATATCTTGATGCAGATAAAACAAGAACAACTAAAACGTTAAAGAACCAAGGACTGGAATATAATACTGGTCCTACTTTAAGATTAAATTCTGTATATGGACATCCTACTATCGGAATCGGAAATACTTATGTATTAAGTCTCAGAGATCAAAGACTTGGAGTTACTTCTACTACTATTGCAGGAAAAGAAATAGGTCAAGCAAGAGTTTATGATATTACTCTTGAATCTGGTACTTATGAAAAAAATAATAATGATGCGGTAAATCAATGGGATATATCTCTTTATGATGTTCAAACCATAACTAATCTTGCTATTAATGAAGCTCCTAGTGCAACAGATACTTGGAGTGCAGGAACGTTTGTTAAAGGAAAGAATAGTGGTGCAACTGGTTTTTTAAGATATGCAGTTTCTGCTGGAACCGCCTTAACAGTTACTGAAACAACAGGTAATTTTATTAAAAATGAATCTCTTAGTTTTAATGGAATTCAAAATGGAAGAGTAGCAATAGCAGTTACTGAGTATGGTATTTCTAATGTTAAGTCCGTTTATGCTACTAATAATGGTATAAGTGGTATTAATACATTTACTGCTAATACAACCCAAGAGACATCTTTCAATGTTGGAATAGCTACCATTAGTCCTGGTAAAGGTGCCAATTATATTAGTACTGTTAGAAGTCCTAATAATCTATTTCCGGGCACTGGTGATGTTATTAGAATAAATGATCTTGTTGAATATGGGGATATGAATGTAAACCTCATAGGGGATCCTGTGATGGGACGGGTTGTTAGTGTGGGAACTAGTGAGATTACTATAACTGGTGTTGCGACTGTTACTAATATTGTGGATGGTAAATTACCCACTACACCATTTACGGCAACGGATTTCAGAGTTGTAAGAACTAATTTAGAAAATTCTCTGGATAATACTCTTTATACCGTCCTTCCTAGAGAAAATGTATCTGATGTTGATCTTACCGATGCTTCTCTTTCTATAAGAAGTGTTTATTCTGATCAAACAATTGCCGCTAATAGAGTAGCAAACCAATTAACATCAGGCGAAAATAAAACTTTCTTACCTTTTGATGAGGAAAGATATGCAGTTATTAGATCTGATGGAATTACAGAAGAAGTAAATTCTACTAATTTTGTATTTGGTAATGGAATGAGTACTTTGGATATTATTGGTCTTCCTACTATAACAGATAATGGTAATGTTCAAATAGTTACTACTTTAAAGAAATTAAAGCCAACCTCAAAAACTAAAATTAAAAATCGTGTAAATTCTATTATTGTTGATAAGTCGATTGTTGTAGGATCAGGTATTGGAACTACTACTACACAGAATGGTTTAGAGTACGGTAATTTCCCATATGGAACGAGAGTTGAAGATGAAACTATATCACTTCGGACTCCAGATGTTATTCGTGTTCATGGAATCTTTGAAACTACGGAAACACAAGGAACCCCTTCTGCACCAACAATGGATTTATCTTCCATTAATAGTGCTACCACTACTACTAGTGAATATATTATAGGAGAGAAAATCGTTGGGCAAACTAGTAATGCTATTGCTATTGTTGCAGCAAAATCAGATTCCGATACTATATCATTCATTTATAAGAATGATGATGAATTTAAAGAAGGAGAAACTATTATATCACAGGAATCCAATATCCAAGCAGTAATTACTACTGTGAATAATAGTAGTTTTGATATAACTCAAAATTATTCATTTGATAATGGTCAAGAGGGTACCATTTATAATTATGGATCTATTTTTAGAAATAACAATGCAGAAGCACCTGTTAAGAAAGTAAAGGTTTATTTTGAAAGTGCTCATTATGATTCTACGGATACAGGTGATATTACTACCGTAGATTCTTATAATACTTTTAATTATGGAACAGATATTCAAAGTGTTAATGGAGTTAGAAATACTGATATGATTGATATCAGACCTAGAGTGTCTGATTATACAGTGACTGTTGGTGGAAATTCACCTCTTACTTTTGCTGGAAGATCTTTTAATGGATCTGGTAATTCTGCGGCTAATATGCTTGCTTCTGATGAGTCTATTCTTATTGACTTTACTTTCTACTTAGGAAGAATTGATAGAATTTTCTTAACTAAGGAAGGCAATTTCCAAGTAATTTATGGAACACCAGCAGAAAAACCTGAAAGACCTCTTCCCGTTGATGATGCCATAGAAGTGGCTACTGCTCAACTTCCTCCATACTTATATAATGTTACTGATGCTGTAATTAATTTCTTTGAATATAAGAGATATCAAATGAAAGATATCCAAAGATTGGAGAATAGAATTCAAAATTTAGAATATTATACAGCTTTATCTTTACTTGAAGTTAATACTTCTAGTTTCTTTGTTCCTGATTCTGATGGGTTGGATAGGTTTAAATCTGGATTCTTTGTTGATAATTTTGAATCTTTCCAAGCACAGGATACTGATATTACTGTTAAAAATAGTATTGATAGAGAAGGTAAAGAATTAAGACCAGAACATTACACTAGTTCAGTTGACTTACAATTTGGACCAGTAGTTAATGTAGATAGTACAGAGGATGAACAATTTAGTACTATTGAAGGTATTAATATTCGTAAGCATCCTTCTCAAATGATTACGTTAGATTATTCTGAAACTGAGTATTTAAAACAAGTATTTGGATCTAGAACAGAATCTATAACACCTTTTATTGTTGCTTATTGGAATGGTTTGGTTCAATTAACTCCTGAATCGGATACTTGGATTAATACAAGAAGGATAGAAGCTCGTGTTCTTATTGAAGAAGGAAATTTTGCATCTACATTTGCTAATCTTGTAGCAAATCAAGGGTTTGATCAAAATGGATTTGGTCCTAATGTATGGGGTTCATGGAATACATTCTGGTCTGGAAACCAAACTAGATGGGTTGGCGGGACAAGAACTAGCAGTGGATCGGTTACAAGACAAGAAGGAAACTTTAGGGTAACAAGAAGGACAACAACAAGATCTCGTCAATTAGAGACTTTCCAATCTGGTAATATGACCAGAACAGGTACCAGACGACAAATTGTTGAAGATTTCTCACAAAGAAGATCTGAGGGAGATAGATTAGTTAGTAGGGAAGTAATACCCTTTATGAGAAGTCGTAATGTTCAAGTTCTTGCTCAACAGAATAAACCATTAACAAGATTATATGCATTCTTTGAAGGGGTTGATGTATCCAAATATTGTGTACCTAAACTCTTGGAAATTGAAATGACAACAGGCACTTTTCAAGTAGGAGAAACTGTTGAAGGTGTAATGCAGAATGCAGCATTAATTTCCAATAGGAATTCACAGTCTCCAAATATAACTTTCCGAGTTGCACAATCTAATCATAAAGAAGGGGCATATAATATACCAACTAAAACTTATGGATCTAATCCATATAACCCATTAGGAAGTGGTCAAATAGTTCAATCTGAGTACTCTTCTACTTCTACTATATTAAATGTAGATATATTCTCTCTTGCGGCACAAGCACAAGGACAGTTTTATGGGTGGGTGTCCAATGGTATGGTTCTTACAGGAAGATCTAGTGGTGCTCAGGCAAAAATAACTAATTTAAGATTAGTTTCTGATATAACTGGTTTTGTAGGAGCATCTTTCTTTATTCCAGATCCTAATAATGCCAATCATCCATCATTTACAGCAGGTGAAAAAGTATTCCGATTAACTAGTGATGTAGACAATGAGGGTAATCCTACTTCAAGTGCTGAAGATGATTTTGCATCAATAGGATACTTAGAAACCATTCAAGAAACTATTGTTGCTACTAGAAATGCAAGAATTATCACTAATAATATTAGTGATCAAAGATCCACATCAAGAACATTGGGTTCGGAGTGGAGAACGACAGGATCTTCAGTGGGTGCCGCTACTAATAGACGACGAAATCGCTGGCCAAATCCAGATCCATTAGCTCAATCCTTTATGGTTAATGATGAAACTGGGGTATTCATTACTAAGTGTGATATTTTCTTCTCCAGTAAATCAGTTGATAACCTTCCTGTTATATTCTCTATAAGGACTATGCTTGGTGGAGTACCAACGATGAATATCGTTCCTCTTAGTGAAGTTGCATTAGATCCTGATCAAGTTAATGTTTCTGCTGATGGTTCAGTAGCAACCACTTTTGAATTTGATGCACCTGTATACCTTGAAGGTGGACAAGAATATGCAATGGTAATGTTATCTAATTCATCTCAATATGCTGCTTATATATCAAGAGTAGGGGAGAATGATATATTAACAGGTAATTATATTGCTAATCAACCCACATTGGGTTCTATGTTTAAGTCACAGAATGCTTCTACTTGGGAACCAAGTCAGTGGGAAGATTTAAAGTATACTTTGTATAGAGCAGAATTTATTGATTCTGGAACTTTTGAAGTGTATAGTCCACAATTAACCCAAGGAAATGATCAAATTCCTCAACTTATACCTCAACCTTTAGAATTATATTCTCGACAAGTAAGAGTAGGTTTAGGAACTACTGTGGCAGATAATGGATATGTGATGGGTAATACTTTCTATCAAGAAGGAACTAATGCAACAGGTAATCTTGCTGCTGTTGCAGGTGCAGCATACACTAGTTTGAATGTTATTAATGCTGGTATTGGATATACTCCATTAGATGGACAATTCCAGTTTAATGGGGTAGTTCTTGATACTGTTACTGGTAATGGTAGAGGAGCAACTGCTGATCTTTATATTTCCAATGGAGTTGCAATTGCTGCAACCGTTTCAATTGGAGGAACAGGGTATCAAGTTGGTGATGTGTTGGGTATTACAACTGTTGGACTTGCTTCTGTTGGCAGAAATGCTCGATTCTCTATTACTTCTATTGGTAGTACAAATGAACTTCTTTTAGAAAATGTTCAGGGTAATTTTATAGTTGGTACTGCTAATACCCTCTTCTACTATAAGAATAGTGCATCTGTGGGTGTGGCAACGGAATTAAATTATGCTGCTGGTGGAGATGTCCAGATTGTACAGACTAATACAGTTAGTGATGGTTTACATATTAAGGTAAATCATAAGAATCATGGAATGTATTTCACTAAGAATGATGTAGAAATTTCTGGTGTGGAATCGGATATTCTTCCAACTAAATTATCAACTGCATATAATGTAGGAGATACAGGAAGTATATCTGTGGGAGATGCTTCTAAATTCTCTACTTTTGAAAATGTAAGTGTAGGTACTACTAACTACGGATATATGAAGATTGGGCAAGAGATTATCTCTTATAGTTCTGTTAATGGTAATACGATTGGTGTAAGTACCAGAGGTATTGCAAATTCTGTTAAAAAAACATATCCAGTTGGAACACCTGTTTACAAATATGAAATAGGTGGAGTTAACTTATTAAGAGTTAATACTACTCATGGATTATCTACTACAACATCCGCTTATCCTAATGCTACTAATATAACTACTTCTGGTGCTATTACATTTGATTCTTATAATATTAAGTTAGATATGTCTAAGAATGGTACTGCTAGAAATACTGATGTAGGTTGGCCTGCTCTTTATATTAATAATTCTAAATCAAGTGGTGGTTATAAAGTGAGAGCAACTCAGAATATGCCATATGAAATTATTACTCCTATGGTTCAAAATATAACGGTTCCCTCTACATCACTAAGTGCTACTGCACGAATGATTGATGCTAAAAGTATCAGTGGAGATGAGATTCCTTATATACAAACAGATTCTGAACCTTTAACCCTAAATCAAACTAATTATCTCGATAGTCCTCGTATAATTGCTTCCAAACTTAATGAAGATACATTCTTATCGGAGGTGAAGGGAAGTAAGTCATTACAGATGACTATTACACTTAATACTGCTGATAATCATGTTAGTCCTGTAGTAGATGGTCAAAGAATGAGTACCATTCTGACTTCTAATAGGGTTAATGATGTGATTGTAAATTATGCTACTGATGATCGGATAAGTACGGTGGAAACTGATCCTACTTCTTGCCAATATGTTTCTAAGGAAATGTTATTGGAAAATCATGCAACATCTCTAAAAGTAATTTTAGCTGCTCATATTCATGAGGATGCTGATATTAGACTATTCTATTCTGTTCATAATAAAGAAGCAGTAGATCCTATTTTTATTCCATTCCCTGGATATCAGAATCTTAATAATAGAGGTCAGGTGATTGCACAAGAAGATAATAATGGTCTTTCTGATAAGTTTGTTCCCAAATCAAATTCTTCTGGATTTGATGGTAATTCCTTAGAATTCAGGGACTATACATTTAGTGTTGATCAATTACCTTCGTTCAGAGCTTATAGGATTAAGATTTTGATGACTTCTAAGAGTCAAGTTTATGTACCAAGAGTGAAAGATCTTCGCGTAATTGCATTAGCTTAACATGGAATATTACGGAGTAAAAGGACATGTGGATTTGCTCAGAAACTCTGAGACTGGTGCAATTGTGAATACTAATGATTTAGATTATGAAAAGTACATGTCGAGACGTGATGCTAAAAAAGCAGAGGTTCAACACTCTGAGAATATTGAGCAAGATCTTGCCAATTTAAAGAATGAAATTAATGAGATCAAATCTTTACTTAAGGAGTTAGTTTCAAATGTCAACTAAAAGCTTTACATTTGATCCCGAAGCAGGAGTTCCATCCGCAGCGGATTTAGCCCTTTATGGTGGTGCTAATTTTAGAAATATTTTTAATGTAACTACTACTTCAAATACAAAGTATGATTTGACAGGGTGGACGGGTTCTGCTCAGATGAGAAAAAGTACCAGTGTAGGTTCAACAACAGTTGCTTCTGCTACTTTCACCGTAGGATTTACAAGTGCTTATGATGGACAATTTACTATTTCATTAGGTACAACAGCCACACGAAGTCTTGCTGAAGGAAGATATGAATATAATATATTAATGACTCCTGAGGTTGAAACCAAATCAGTTCTTGATACTGCTATTGCGGTAGGATCAACAGTAGGAGTAGGAAGTACTGCATTTACTGTCAATTCCATTACAAATGTTGCAGTAGGTGATTCGATAACTGTAGGTTCTGCTCTAACCAGTGTTTATATTAATGCTACGGAATCTTCGGGTGGTTTGTCTACTGCTTATATTGGAAGTGCCTCTACTTCACCGTTAGAGGTATTACCAGGCACAGCAGTTACTTTTAATAGAGTAGGAAGTGCTACTACTGTTTATAATATGGTAAATGGTAATATACTCGTTTATGCGGGTATTGCCTCGGCACCCTAAATATTGTAGAGGTATTGTATAGATGTCTAAACCAGCTTCCAGATCCCAATTTATAGATTACTGTAAAAGACAGTTAGGTGCTCCTGTACTGGAAATTAATGTTGCCGATGAGCAAATAGAGGATATTGTTGATGATGCTCTTCAATATTTTCAGGAAAGACATTTTGATGGGGTAGCACAGACATATTTAAAGTATAAAGTAACTGATGATGATATTGATAGAGGAAAAGGTCCTGGACAAACGGGAGTAACAGGAATAACTACCACCAGTGCTAGTGCTACGATTAATGGAACAGAGATACAATTTGATTATGAGGAGAATAGTAATTATCTAGAAATTCCTCCTGCTATTATTGGTTGTACAAAAGTTTTCCATTTTGATGGAGCAAATACTATTACCAATAATATGTTTAGTGTTAAATATCAATTATTCTTAAATGATATTTACTTTTTTGGTGCTTTGGAGATGTTGACTTATGCGATGACTAAAACGTATTTGTCTGATATTGAGTTCCTATTAACCACTCAGAAACAAATAAGATTTAATCAAAGACAAGATCGTTTATATCTCGATATTGATTGGAGTAGTCTTAGAGCAGGTGATTATTTGATTATTGATTGTTGGAGAGCAATGGATCCAACCGATTATACAAGAGTATGGAATGATTCTTTCTTGAAACCTTATACTGTTGCTTTAATTAAAAAGCAGTGGGGACAAAATTTATTAAAATTTAATGGAGTTAAATTGCCAGGTGGAATAGAGATGAATGGAAGACAAATATATGATGATGCGGAAAAAGAGTTAGACAGAATTAGAGAGATTATGTCTAATACTTATGAACTTCCACCATTAGACATGATAGGATGATATGGCACTTAACCCGTATTTTCAACAAGGTTCTCGATCTGAACAAAATTTAGTACAAGATTTAATCAACGAACAGTTGAGGATGTATGGTGTTGAGGTGCATTATTTACCTCGTAAATATATTTCAGAAACAACTGTAATAAGAGAAGTAGTTAGATCAAAATTTGATGATGCTTATCCCTTAGAAGCATATTTGGATACTTATGATGGTTATGGGGAAAATCCTGTAATATTATCAAAGTTTGGTATTGAGCAAAAGAATGAAGTAACATTAACTATTTCAAAAGATAGGTGGGAGACTTATATTGAACCTCTAATGGAAAATGAGGCTAATGTAAAACTTACCACTAGACCTAAGGAAGGAGATCTAATTTATTTTCCGCTAGGTGATCGTTTATTTGAGATTAAGTTTGTAGAACATGAAAAGCCTTTTTATCAACTTAAAAAGACTTATGTTTATACTCTTCGATGTGAACTCTTCGTTTACGAGGATGAGGTTATTGATACTGGGGTTGAGGAAATTGATGATTCTCTAATTGGAGATGATTATGATGGTGTAGCAGGAGATGGTCTTTCAACAATTATTGGACCCACTCAAACTCTTACTTTGGTGGGAACAGGAGTTACAGCAACTGCTGTGACGGGTATTGTTACAGGTGGTATTAGATACATTGAACTTTCTAATAGAGGGGGAGGATATCTAGGTGGTCCGACTGTGGCTATTTCTTCTGCACCATCAGGTGGAATAACTGGTATCGCCACAGTACGCTTTATTGCAGGTATGGTAGTATGTAATAAGGCAGTTAATCCAGCCACAAGATCGATTCAGAATGTAGATTTACAAAATGCGGGGGCGGGTTATGCTATAACTAATCCTCCTGTAATTAGTATATTTGGTAATGGAGGAAGTGGTGCAGCAGGAACTGCGGTGGTAAGTAATGATGGTATAGGTATTGTAACCGTTACCGCAGGTGGTAGTGGATATACTACAAGTCCAACTATTTCCTTTACAAGTGAAATATTTAAGACTGGTGTTAGTACTGCTGGTGCTGCTGCTACTGCCGTCTTGGATTCTAGTGGCAGTATTACTGCTATCAATATAACTAATGCTGGTATGGGATATAGTACCGCACCCATATTAAATATCACTGGCGCAGGGGTAACCTATAGTGGTAACTTCGACTTTAATGAGGAAGTCGTTGGGTCTATCAGTAGCACTACTGCTAGGGTAAGGACTTGGAATGCAGAAACCAATGTAATAGAATTGGCTTCGGTAAGTGGATCATGGACATTAGGAGAGAAATTAGTAGGTCAGCAATCAGGTGCAGTACATGCAATAAGACAGATTGATTTGGATCCATTGGAAGATGGGTTTGCGGATAATTTGAAGATAGAAGAAGCAGCAGATGATATTTTAGACTTTACAGAACAGAATCCATTCGGGACACCATAAATATTTTGTGCTATAATATAGGATAATCCTCCCTTCTCCTATGAATAAAGATCTGGCACGTATCGCTGACAGTCTTGAAAGAATCGCTAAGATTCTTGAAGATGGTCCATTGCATATAAATATTGATCATGGTCATATTGAACATATCGACCATCTTGATCATGTCGATAATATTGATCATGGTGATGTAGATGTCCACAATCACGCATTTTAATCATGACAACACAACAAACTCTTAAGTTTAATATTCGACAAGATGGAACTGTAACCGAAGAGGTTATAGGTGCGGTTGGTAATGAATGTGAACAACTTACTTCTCTAATAGAAGAAAATCTAGGTGTTGTATCTCAAAAAGAACATAAACCAGAATATTTTCAACAATTGGCGGGTGAGGTAGAAGTAGAAGAATGGTCCCACGATTCGGAGTGCGCGTAATGTCACATTTCAGTACTATAAAAACAAAAATCAAAGAAAAACCTATTTTACTTGAAGCACTTCAATTATTAGGACATGATATAAATGAGGATGTTAAACTCGAAAATCCTCTTGATCATGAGCATAAACAGTGGCAAGTGGATGTTGCTGTTGGTGATGACATTGGATTTCGTTTGAATAAAGACGGGGTTTATGAACTGGTTACAGATCTTCAAACTTGGAGTCAACCAATACCACCAGAAAGATTCATTGAAAAAGTAACCCAACAGTATGCAAGAATGAGTATTCATAATACTGTAAAAGAACTTGGGTTTGAAGTTGCAGAAGAATGGGAGATGGATGACAACTCCATAGAATTGACTGTAACTCGTTGGGTATAAATATATTATACTAGGACTATAACAATGTTTGAATATTTTTATAACGAAATTTTGAGGAGAACCATCATTGCGTTTGGTACTCTTTTTAATGGTATTACTATTAAGCAAGAGGGTTCTGATATAAGAGTTCCTTTGGCATATGGTCCTACTCAGAAGTTTTTAGCACGTTTAACTCAAACACCAGATTTAAATAAGGCAACGGCAATTACTTTGCCACGAATGTCTTTTGAATTTACTGGTTTAACTTATGATCCCTCACGTAAAGTTACTACCACTCAGCAATTTGTAGTAAAAGATCCTACTGATGGGACAGAATCGAAAAAGGCATATATGCCTGTTCCATATAATATGCAATTTGAACTTGCTGTTATGTGTAAATTAAATGATGATGCACTGCAAATTACAGAGCAGATATTACCTTATTTTCAACCAGCATATAGTGTTAGTGTAAATTTAGTTGGAAGTATTAATGAGAAGAGAGATATTCCTATTGTCTTAGAAAATATTACAATGCAGGATGATTATGAAGGAGATTTTGAGCAGAGAAGAGTTCTTCTTTATACTTTAAGATTTACGGCGAAAACTTACATGTTTGGTCCTGTTTCTTCTGCTACCGACGATATTGTTAAGAAGGTTCGTGTTAGTTACCTTACTGGTACAGATACTACGAATACTTCCAGAGATCTTACATACACTGTTACACCAAGAGCAGTTAAGAGTTACGATGGTCCTGTTGTAACTACTCTTAATGAAGATCTTAATCTCACCGAAGTAGAGATTGCATTAACAGATGCAACTAATATTGCCGTTGATCAATACATCTATATTGATCAAGAAGAAATGCTTGTTACAACTGTTAATAATAATTCAATAGTTGTGATGAGAGCACAGGATGGAACGGCTGCTGCTTCTCATGTTAAGGGAACTTCAGTAAGAGTTGTTAATCCTACGGTAGCTGATAATGCTGTTGTTCAGGATGATAATGCTCTTATTGAAGAGGGTGATGACTTTGGATTTGATGGTATTATCTCATGAGTAATCAATTAGATAAAGCTTTTAATATAACTCCTGAGGTGGTAGAGGAGGAAAAATCTACCGTGGGCATCCAAAAACCTGACAGGTTAACCAAGGATGATATAACCAAAGATTATGAATATACCAGAGGTAATCTTTATTCTATAATAGAAAAAGGTCAAGAAGCAATTAATGGTATTCTTGAAATTGCCCAAGAAAGTGAGATGCCAAGAGCATATGAAGTAGCAGGACAATTAATTAAAAGTGTTTCTGATGCCACTGATAAATTATTAGACCTTCAGAAAAAAATTAAGGAAGTTAATGAGGAAGATAAGAAAGGTCCTACCAGTGTAACTAATAATGCTTTATTTGTTGGATCTACTGCTGATTTGGCAAAGTTGATCAAAGGAGAAACCTCCAAAAAGCAGTAAAATAAATATAATTGTAGATGGAGTATTTTTAGGTGCCACTCAAGAAACCGTCAGAATTTTATATAAAGAATCCTAATACTTCACTAGATGAAGTTAAGGAGAATGCTACTCCTGAAAAAGTAGAGAGAATTTCAGAAGCTTTCAATTCTTTTAAATCCAATTTTGATCATATTCAAGCATTAACTGATTTTACTAATACATTTGATACATTTAAATCTAATGTTGAAAAAGTAGATACTTTATCAGAAAGTGTAGAAGAAATAAGAGAAGGAATTAAAGATCTTATTAATAAAGAAGATCTGGATGGTGCAATGACTGCACAACTTCTTTTCGTAGAAGAGTCTATAAGAAATGTTCAAGATAAAGTCAAGACTTTAAATTCAAAAAGTATCTTAGATATAAAAACGGATTTTGATGGATTAACTAAAACCGTAAAAGGTTTTATAGGAGAAGAAGTACCTGCTTATAAGAGATTAATTGTTGATTCTGAAACTAGAGTTGATAGTAGGTTTGTTACTTTCAAAGAGGATGTAAAGGATTCGATTGGAAGTTTAGTAACTACCCTTAATGATGATCTTGCTCAGATTGGTTCTGAGATTGAAGCAATCAATGAAGAGAGTCTTTCTTCGGTAAAGACCGAAGTTAAAGGAATTAAAGGACAGGTTGAATCTCTTTTAGAAAAGGTATTGCCAAAATATAAGAAGTTTTTTGCTGAGACTGAGGTAAGAACGGAAGAAAAGATTTCTGCTAATGAAAAATTAGTTAAAGAGACTGCAAAGGAGATAGAAGAAAAATATGAATCTCAGATCAAAGGAATCACAGAAGATTTTGATTCATTTATTAATGATGAAATTCCCCAATATAAAAAACTTTTAGTAGATTCTAAATTAAAGACCGAAGAAGAGGTTAAAGAAATATCTAAAAATCTAGATGAGCAAGTTTCTAAGATTAATAAGAATGTTGTTAATTTACAGCAAAGAGTTAATAATAAAGACATTGAAATTGATGAGGTTCTTTTAGAGAAAACTGCAACTATTGAAAAGTTAATTAATAAATCAAAAGATTTATCTAGAACCTATGATGATCTTTCTAGGGATTTTAAAGCAAAAGAAGTTCAATATGAAAATTCTCTGACCAATTTTGAAACTAAGATTAATACAATCGAAGAAAGTCTTACAGATAATATTTGTGAGTTACAAGAAAATTTAGATACTAGTACTTCTAAGTATTATAATGAAATGAAAAATGCGGTAGTTCCTGCCGTTGTTAATTTTGAAAAGAATTTATCTTCTCAATTAAAAGAGATGAAGATAGATTTTACTGTAAACGAAAAACATATTGGTTCTTTACAAGAAGAATTTAAAAATCTACTGACAAAATTAAAAGTAGATAATTTAGTAAAAGAAGTTACAGATACTAATAATGAAAATTTATTTAAGGTAAAGAAAGAATTAGTTGAGAAAGTTAATCGGTTAGAGCAACTCATAGAAAGATATGAGGAAAAAGTTTCTCCTACTGTGAGGGTAGGAAATACTGTTATTAATGAAGGTCTTTTAAATATTCCTCCTGATGTAAAGAATTCTGATCCCTTAACACCATTAGATCAGAAATATGCTACTCTGGAAGATTTAGCATCTCATTATCGTTTATTTGTTAATAGAGTTCAGCAGCAGTTATCTGTTTTAGGTGGTGGTGGTGCTGTTTGGTTAGATGATCTTGATGATGTTGGTATTAAAACTCAATATAATGCTGGCGAACTTGAGAATGATATGGTGCTTACTTATGATAGCACCAAAAAGATTTGGTATGGAGCAGAAGGTGGCGGAGTTGCTGGTGCAGGTGGAACCTGGGGTTCTAATTCAGTAGGTGTCAGTACAACAAGGTATGTTGGTATTAATACATCTTCGGCACAAGAAGAATATCCCTTATATGTTGGAGCAACAGGATTAGCTAATACCACAGTTGTTGCCTATTTTGATGGAGATATTTCTGTTGCAGGAACTATCTTTAAAGAGAATGTAAAAAATGTAGACTCTATTGGTTTTGTTACTGCTAGAAGTGGACTTAATGTTGGATATGATTATGATGGTGGTACTGGTGTAGGGGCTACTATATTGCCTAGCGGTAATGCAGTATTTGCTGGTGTAGTTACTGCTTCTACAATGTTCTATCCACCAGTAATTACTACTGTAGTAAGGGATGCTACTACGGTTAATACAGGTGCTCTTATCTTTAATACTACTACGGGACAGTTAGAAATTTATAATGGAAGTTCATGGGTCGGTGTTGGTGCTGTTAATAACCTCACTATTTCTAACCTATAATATGAAATCTTTTAAAGAGTTTCTTCAAGAACAACCTACTAACTGGACTCGTTCCAATGTTAATGTTCCAGGTTTCAGTGCAGATGCCGAAGATCCTGTTGCTGGATTCGATGTGAAACTTTTTCCTGATTCATTAAAATTGCATAATAGGAGTATTGGGGATATGGATTTATTATCTCAGGATTTTCAGACTCCCGAAGAAATAAACAAACCGATTTATGCAAATTGGGGTGGTGTATATCCCGTTTTACACCTAACCTTAGATAGTTCCGCAGGAGATGGTGAATCTATCGATACTATGGTAAAAGCATCAAACGAGTATCTGGATTTTATATCTAGAAATACTCAGAACGCAGTAAGAAAACAAAATCTTAAGGGATTCCTAAATAAAAGATAGGGTATAGGTTTTTCCCATGAAGGATTGTAAGCAAGGTTATTATTTCTGCACGAAAGAAAAGAAGTGTATGCCAATTCCTAGTGGAATGAGAATTGGATATGGTGGATGGTTAGAGCCTAAGAAAAAGAAAAATGGTAATGGAAAAAATGGTAATGGGAACGGTAACGGACATTCTAACGGACATGGGAATGGTGCGAATGGTAATGGAAATGGTTCTAATGGCTCTGGTAATGGGGGGAATGGTGGTAGCAATGGTGGCGGCGTTTCTGAAGCAGTAACTGATGCTCAATTAAAAGCTCAGGAAAAGGCAGTATTTGAGTTAGAAAAGAAAGAAGCAAATGCAGATAGAGCAAAAGCAATGAAAAAACGTCAGAAGGAATTAGGTGAAGAGAAGAAAAAAGGTCTTTGGGATAATATTCATGCTAAAAGAAAGCGTGGTGAGAAACCAGCAAAACCTGGTGATAAAGATTATCCAAAGACTCTTAATGTAGAAGAAAGAATAAGACTTCCTCTTAAATTAGAAGTTCCTCAGACTAATACAGAGTTTAGATTAGGTCTTATGTTCAGAGAAAGTCTAGACTATGACAGGGGGATGCTTTTTATTTTTGAGGAAGTGGGACAAAAATCTTTTCATATGAAAGATACTCGTATTCCACTTGATATTGCATTTATTAAGGAAGATGGAACTATTGAAAGTATTAAACCTTTGAATCCCTTTACTCTTTTACCAGTATCTTCTGATGGTGATGTTGTATCAGCAGTGGAAGTAAATAGAGGATGGTTTGCTGAAAATAACGTCCAAGAAGGAGATGCATTACAAATTGGAAATGCAACAGGCGGTCTTGCTTTTGAAGTTATAGATCTTATTAAACCAGAACCTCTTGTACCTACTCAACAAACTGTTGAATGGGAAGATCCAGCAGAACTCACAGAAATACGTAGAGTTCCCAACTATAATAAACCAGGAAATATATTGCAAATATATTTGGCATGGAGAGGAAGAACAATGAGTATTCAAATGTTCTTCCCATCTGCGAAGAAACCATCTCGTAAAGAGGTATTAGATCAATTGCAAAAGGTATATCCTACTGCTAAACTTCATAGTTTTGAAGTAACAGATTATGATCCTCAAGCACCTCTTCTTCAAACAGGAAATTAAATAGGAGATTAATTATGGCACTTGATGAAGTTTATCTAGGTAATCCTCTTTTAAAAAAAGCAAACGTCAAACAAGAATTTACAAAAGATCAAATTCTTGAATTTATGGCATGTAAATCAGATCCTGTTTATTTCGCAAAACAACATGTAAAGATTGTTTCCTTGGATGAGGGTCTTGTTCCTTTTGAACCTTATGACTTTCAAGAAGGTTTAATTAGAAAATTTCACGATAATAGATTTAATATATGTAAGATGCCTCGTCAGACGGGTAAATCTACTACGTCTGTTGCATATTTGTTGCATTATGCAGTGTTTAATGATAACGTAAACATTGGTATTCTTGCTAACAAAGCAGCAACTGCCAGAGATTTATTAGGGAGATTACAAACTGCTTATGAGAATTTACCTAAGTGGATGCAGCAAGGAATTATATCATGGAATAAAGGGAGTTTAGAACTTGAAAACGGATCAAAGATACTGGCTGCTTCTACGTCTGCAAGTGCTGTCCGAGGTATGTCATTTAACATCCTCTTTCTCGACGAGTTCGCTTTCGTCCCGAATCACATTGCTGAGTCGTTCTTTGCCTCTGTTTATCCTACTATTACTTCTGGTAAATCAACGAAAGTAATAATGGTATCTACCCCTCACGGGATGAATCATTTTTATAGGTATTGGCACGATGCTGAAAGAGGAAAGAATGAATATGTACCAACTGATGTTCATTGGTCGGAAGTACCAGGAAGAGATGAAGTTTGGAAAGAGCAAACTATTGCCAACACTTCGGAACAGCAGTTCAAGATTGAGTTTGAGTGTGAATTCCTAGGATCGGTTGATACCCTTATTGCTCCTAGTAAATTAAGGACGATGGTTTATCAAACCCCAGAAACTACAAGTGCTGGTTTAGATGTTTATGTAGCTCCTCAACCAGTTCATGATTATGCTATTGCAGTGGATGTGGCCAGAGGAGTATCAAAGGATTACTCTGCATTTGTAGTGGTTGATATAACTGAATTCCCTCATTCTGTGGTGGCAAAGTATAGAAACAATGAAATTAAACCTATGCTTTTTCCCAGTATTATTAATGATGTGGGAAGGAAATACAATGATGCCTTTGTTTTATGTGAAGTAAATGATGTAGGAGATCAAGTAGCATCTATTTTAAATTATGATTTAGAGTATCCTAATTTATTAATGTCTTCTATGAGAGGAAGAGCAGGGCAAGTAGTGGGTCAAGGATTTTCTGGAAAGAAAACTCAATTAGGTCTTAAAATGTCTAAGACGGTGAAGAAAGTCGGTGCTCTTAATTTAAAGACTTTAATTGAAGAAGATAAACTTCTTACTTGTGATTATGAAATTATGAGTGAATTAACTACTTTTATTCAAAAAAGTAATTCATTTGAAGCAGAAGAAGGGTGTAATGATGACCTTGCAATGTGTCTGGTTATCTATGCATGGTTAGTTGCACAAGATTATTTTAAAGAACTTACGGATCAGGATGTAAGAAAGAGACTATATGAAGAACAAAAGAATGCAATTGAACAAGATATGGCACCTTTTGGTTTTATGACAGATGGAAACTCAGAAGAAACTTTTGTAGATAAAGAGGGGGATCTGTGGCATGTAGATGAGTATGGAGATAGCTCATATATGTGGGAGTATATGTAAAGTGTCCGATCAATAAATAATTCCTAGATAACTGAAATTAGGAAAAAACATGGCAACTCCACAATTATCTCCTGGAGTACTGGTAAGGGAGGTTGACCTAACAGTAGGAAGAGCTGAAAACGTATTAGATAATATTGGTGCGATTGCAGGCCCTTTCGTTAAAGGTCCTGTTGATGAACCAACAGAAGTTAATACAGAACAAGAGCTTATAGATGTATTTGGTAAGCCACAGTCACAAGATGCTCAATATGAGTATTGGATGACCGCTTCTTCTTTCCTAACATATGGAGGTGTTATTAAGATAGTAAGGACAGGAGGTCCTTTCCTTTCTAATGCTAACGCAGGTATTGCTGCTTCTACGGTATCCATGACGGGTAGTGGTAGAATTGATAATTATGATGATTACATGCTTAATCATTCTGATGCATCTAATTTCCAATATGCTGCTAAGAACCCTGGTTCTTGGTCTAATGGATTAAAGGTTTGCTTTATTGATGATTATGCCGATCAACAACTTGGTATTAATACTACCAACTTAGCAGGTGCAGGTGCTACTATTGGTGTTGCTGTTACTTCAAATATAGCAGGATATACAATAGCAGGTGTTGGTACTGCTAATGCATTTACAGGTTATCTAAAAGGAATTATTACTGGTATGACGACTGATACGTCTAATGCTGGTAACAGTATAATTGATGTTAAGATCAATTGTCGTGTAGAAACAGTTGGTGGTGGTACTACTACAACTCTTATTGATTATGCAGAAGGAAATGTAGGTGCTGCATTTACAACAGGATCTTACATATGGTTTACTGATGCTGATGGTAAGACAAGAGCATTAGGAAATGCCTCTGGTTCAGTTGATGGATATCAACTTAGCGATTCTTCTATCAATAATGGAACAGGTATTCAGGATTGGTATAATCAACAAACATTAGGACTTACTAATTCTACAGTTTATTGGAAGTCTATTGCACCAAAACCTGTTACAAGTCAGTGGTGCCGTGATAGAAATTCTTATAATGATACATTACACGTTGCTGTTGTTGATGACGACGGTAGAATAAGTGGTATCCAAGGACAACTTCTTGAAAAGCATATAGATCTTTCCAAGGCACTGGATGCAGTTTCTGCTGTTAATTCTCCTCAGAAGATTTGGTACGAACAGTATTTGGCTGATAATTCATCATATATTTACGCAGGTGGTAATCCTGGTGAAACTGCTTCTAGTTACTGGAATACTGCTCCACAAGCAACAGGATTTAATACTGCTGTAACTGCAACTACTCCTGTTACAACAGCAGGGGGTTCATGGGGATTAGATGCACAAGGTGTTACATTTAACGCAATTGGTAGAGTAGCATATACTCTTAATGGTGGTGATGATTATTCTACTGCTAATATTGGTGGTGGAACAACATTCGGTGGATACACTGCATCTCTTGGAGATTTGATGACATCTTATAATAAGATATCCAATAAGGATAAAGAAGATGTTGATTATATCATTATGGGTCCAGGAATGTCTACGAAGGCAGAATCACAAGCAAAAGCAAATAAAGTCATTTCTCTTGCACAAGAAAGAAAGGATTGTGTTGCTTTCGTTGGACCACACAGAGCAGACGTAGTTGGTGTTACTAACTCTGATACTCAAACCAATAATCTTATTGATTACTTCAGTGCATTAAGTTCTTCTTCTTATGCTGTATTTGATAGTGGTTATAAGTACACTTATGATCGCTTTAATAACAAGTTCCGCTATATTCCCGCTAACGGTGATATTGCTGGACTAACATGTAGAACTGGGATTAATGCATATCCTTGGTTCTCACCTGCGGGTCAACAGCGTGGTATACTTAACAACGCCGTTAAACTTGCATATAACCCAGACAAAGCACAAAGAGATCTTCTCTATCCACAAAGAGTTAATTCAGTTGTAACTCAACCTGGAACAGGAACACTTCTCTTTGGTGATAAGACTGGACTTGGTTATGCATCTGCATTCGATAGAATTAACGTTCGTCGCTTGTTCCTCACAGTTGAGCAAGCATTGGAGAAAGCAGCAGAAGCACAACTCTTTGAACTCAATGATGAGATTACAAGAGCAAACTTCCGTAACATTGTTGAACCTTACCTTCGTGATATTCAGGCAAAGAGAGGAATCTATGGATTCTTAGTTGTTTGTGATACTACAAATAACACTCCTGATGTTATTGATAATAATGAATTCCGCGCAGACATCTTCCTGAAGCCTGCGAAGTCTATCAACTACGTCACCTTAACCTTTGTTGCTACACGTACAGGTGTTAGCTTCGAGGAAGTGGCTGGAAGAGTTTAACCATTAAATCTAAATAACAACAGGAGGATCAAAAGACAATGGCCGTAAAAACGATTTCAGAATTTAAATCTCGCCTCGCAGGAGGCGGTGCAAGACCCAATTTATTCGAGGTTGATATACCCGATGTTCCATTTGCTTTAAATTGGAATGGGGATACCAATGCTCAGGGTAATTTAAATTTCTTATGTAAAGCAACGGGACTACCTGCTCAGAATATAGCAGCAATTGATGTTCCATTTAGAGGTCGTAATTTTAAAGTTTCAGGAGACAGAACGATTGATAACTGGTCAATCACTGTTATTAATGATGCTGCCTTTGATATTAGAAGAGCAATGGAAAAATGGAGTGAAGGTATTTTACAGCTCGATACTAATACTGGTGTTACTGATCCCGATTCTTATATGAGACAAGGATATGTCAAGCAATTAGGTAGAGGAAAGGATACAGTTTCCAAAACTACTACTCTTGCTACCGAGGACCGTAAGGTATTGGCAGCATATCAATTTGTAGATATTTGGCCTGTAACTGTTGGTGATATTGCACTTTCATATGATACAGGTGATACTCTTGAAGAATTTGATGTAGAATTTGCAGTACAATCTATTAATATTAGATATGAAGCAAATACTGGTTCAACTCTTCCCACATAACTAGATAATGTGCTATAATTAGACTAACTAAATATTAGTATAGTCTAAAATCCTTGGAATAAATTATGGCTAAGTTATTTGGGTTCTCGATAGAGGATACCGATCAACTACCAAAAGACGCTATTTCCCCCGTTCCGCCAACTGATGCGGACGGGGTAGAGCATTATTTGAGTAGTGGTTTTTTTGGTTCTTATGTTGACATTGAAGGTGTTTATAGAACTGAATTTGAACTTATTAAACGCTATCGAGAAATGGCACTTCATCCAGAGTGTGATAGTGCAATTGAAGATATTGTAAATGAAGCAATTGTAGCAGATA